CGTGGGCTCGGAGATGTGTATAAGAGACAGATGCTTACTATCACTATACTATTACATGGACTACTCCAATGAAAATACCCCAACGTGTAGCTTTACAATCACCTATTAAACAGTTAAGGGTAGAGTATGTTCAGCCAAGTTGGCGTATCTGGTTAACAGCTAATGGTGACTTCACACTCGGCACATTCCTTAACTTAGGGTATAATGGTAAAGTAGAACGTGTTACATGGCACGAAGATGGTACAGAATCAGTATTTGAGGTGACAGATGCCGAGGACTAATGCTCCAACAGATATATTCAAGCATATAGATATGATGAAAGGAGATACTAATGTTTGCTGGCCTTGGAAAGGTAAGACGAACGCCAAAGATGGACGACCTTACTTTACCATCAAAGGGAAACGCCGTCCATCATATGCAATCGTCCTCGAATTACATACGGGGGAAGCGCAGGAAGGCCGTATTGCTAGGCATAGCTGTGATAACCCTATCTGTTGTAATCCTAACCATCTTATATGGGGTAATCACCAAGATAATATGAATGACATGAAGGAACGTGATAGACATGGAGTACCTAAAACTGTTGTTAGAGCCATTCATAAGTTACGTACCGAAGGTCGAACACAACAAGAGATTGCAGACTTATATGGAATCTCAAGAGAGGCAGTATCAGCAATCGATACAGGACGAAACAAAAAGGATTGACATTTATGCATAACAGGAGCATACTTATCAAGTATCGTGATTTTCCCTGTAAATTCAACTTATTAGCCCCAATGCCTCGGTGTTGGGGCTATTTTTGTGTTGACACACACTCATCCATGTGGTAAAAACTTCCTTATGTTTCTAATAAAGGAGATAAATATGAATAACATTACTACCTTACATCCTCAACCACCATCAGCATTTAGTAGTGAGTCCGAACTGTACTTTGATGTTTGGGAACGTCCAGCTTATTTTAAGGGCAAAGAAGACTACTATGAAGACCCTTATCACAAGCATGTAGTGCGTGAATGGAACAATGAACCAATTAGTATTGGCTTAGTTGGTAAGAACTATAAGCTACTAAAGAACAAACCTTTATGTGAAGGTGTTGAAGATGCCTTCATGGAGGTACTAACACCAGAGGAACTTAAGGATGTGCAACGAAGAGATTCCATATCATACATGGGAGGTACATCTATCCGAGATTATATATTCCCACGTATCACCGCAGATATCGGATCAGACAGAAGCGATGTCGCATTTCGAGCTATCATTATTAATGGGTATAATGGTACATCCAGTTTCAAGTTTCTCCACGGAGCAATTGACTTCTTCTGTACTAATGGAATGGTCACAGGATCATACGATATGATTGTTAAACGTCATACCGCAGGTCTTACTGTACCTAAGTTGACAGATAAGCTACGACAATCAATTGATATCTTTTACAAACAAGCTGATCAATGGAAGCATTGGGTAGGTAAGGGTATTAGTGATGAAGATGCAGAAGAATGCTTCAAGGCCATGCCCAATACATCCGAGCGAAGAGTGCAACAGCTTATGCGGCAATTCGCCATCGAATGTCAAACACATGGACGTACTGTATGGGCGTTGTACAGTGCGGCAACGTACTATGCAACAAGCAATGCAGGACAATTTGCTGTACGAGAAACTAACAATGATCATAGCGCAACAACCTTAATGAATCGTGAACAACAAGTACGTAGCTGGCTTAACTCACCGAAGTTCCAAGCTGTAGCTGCATAAGCCCATTGAAAGGGGAGTAATATGTTTGAAGTAGGTAACTTAGTGCGACTTATCACTGAAGAAGGTGATAGTGAAATCATGCGTGTCCTTGAAGATCATGATGATGGTGTAACGCATTGTGCAATTGGCAATGATGACAATGAAGCTTGGTATGATACTACCGATCTTGAACTAGTAACAAACACACAGTTTCTTATGATGCGAACTATACAGGAGAGTAAACCTATGGAATCCAATACACCTGAACGAACGCAAGAAGAAATCCACGAAGACATTGCTAAGATGTTTATTCAATGTGCTCAATACATGGAGTCATGTCTTGATGGTGACAACATCACACTACGCATCGAAGGTGAGACTAACCGAGATACTATGGATATCTCATTCATTGCACGAGTACGTTATAATGATGAAGTAGTGTCTAATAACCTATTCAAGTCTGCTCAAGTAGCCATTGCTAGGCATACTGAGAACGATGGACTTAAGCCTCTCAAATTGAGTATGCATAAGTGAAGAAGAAAGACTTAACAATCGTTGTTACTGATAGTATCAATGATTTGAGGGAGGGTACAAAGCAATATGTATCCTCCCTTATGGATAGCTTCGACGGTAAAGGCTCTAACAAAGATGTCGAAGATGCATTTGACATGATGCAACGATTAGTAAGGCATGACATCCTTGCATCTCAACACTCTTACATCAAAAAAGAATTTGATGAATCTAAGAAAGGATTAGATACTGCCATAGCAGGTCTAGGTCTTGATCCTAATGGCGTAGCTGGTACTACTAAAACTATCTATCATCAAGATGGCATTAAGTTTGCTAAACGTCAGAATAAGGATGGTACTACTACCTTATTGACTGACGTATTGAATCAACTAGCTCGTCTAGGGGTAGATAAAGAAACAGTAGATACTGCTATACGTAATGCAGAGAAACCAAAGAAAGGTAATACTTATTATCTTATAGAGGTGGATGATTAATGAAAGCTGATACTCCCATTGCACTAGCTGATCTGACACAGATGACAGTACAGGAACGTGAACTGTTATTAGATGGTATACGTGATCGTAGACTTAAACCTGTTAAGATATACGAAGAACTATCTCTCATGCAGAGTGAGGCACGTAAAGAAAAACTTGAACAGCAATGGGAGAAGTCATTGGAGATGTTCCAAAAGGACTTAGCAAGAGTAGACAAGGCCATTGAAACCTTAGAGGCTAGAGGACGTAAACTCCGAGCCTTTGAATTGGAGATAGAACAGATATGAAGGGCAGAGAAGTACGAGAAGTACTAAATGGCAATGCTGATCCTAAGATTGTGCATTGTATTGCTGAAGTAGCTGAACGTGTATCTGCTATGGAACAGGAACTTAATGCATTAGCTCAGTTACTAGATAGTATTACTGATGTTATTGCTGGACAGTCAGAGACAATGGAACAAATCAAACTTGTAGCTGAAAAGAGGGACTGATGTTCAAACTCATATCACTAGATACAAGGATGGCAACAGATGAAGATGCTCATCTCCCGCGTTATGATCACACTAAACTATCTGCGATTAACACTTGTCCTACATGGGGTATACTGCGTTATTCGCATCATAAGAAAATGCCCGGCAGTGCTAGGGCAATGGCATTGGAAGCTGGATCGGCTTCACATGAAGGTTTCGCGGCTGTACGCTGGTATCAGTATCGATTCTTTCAATGCAAGAACAAAGTACAACTGGAAAACGCCAATTACCACGGACACATACTGTTTCCTAATGGCCGTTTTGAGCGTATGCTTAGTGTTCTATCCGACAGTGCGACAGATAGAACTAATTGTATCAACTTCACAATCGAAGCAATAGAATCAACTGATTTCTATGATGATATTAGTGACAATAGACGTACATTATCTAACATTAGTGAAGCAATCATAGCATATATTGATGCATATGATATGGAACGCTATCCTATCTGGGTACGTAACCCTGATAACCCTGGAACTGATATTGGTATTGAAATCCCATTCGATATTGTAGTCGATATTGTATATGGTGATGATAATAAACAAGATGCTGACGATAAGACACTAACAGTTAGATTCACAGGTAAGTTAGATGGGCTACATGTTGATCCTAAAAAGGACAATGCATTACTTATTGAAGAGAACAAGACAGGAGCACGATTAGATGATAGCTGGCTTAGTCAATGGGTGTTATCGAATCAAATTACGGGCTATTGTGTGGCTAGTCAAACGTTTACAGGTCTACCTTGCACCTATGCTATCGTTAGTGGGATGCGAATACCTATTGGGAAAAATCCTGGTGAAGGAATTAGAAAGGAGCCGGTCAACCGCAAGCCGATCATGTTCGAGAAGTGGGCTACATGGTTCGTAACTAGTATACTAATGGAACAAGAATACATAGATAATGTAGCTAATGCTCCTATGTATACACATAGCTGCAATAGATACTTCCGAGCATGTAGTTTCTTACCTTTCTGTGCATCTGATACTGTAGAAGAGAAACAACAGATCATAGATGAAATGGAACTTGATGAATGGAATGTGTTAGAAACATAGGAGTGGAGGATAGCAAATAACAGATAAAACAGTAAACACACATAAGTATGTGGTTGTACAGAGTGGTAAAAACGTTTTCGTTGTGGGAAGAATGTCCATAGGAAGCAATAAGTATCATGCACTATGTACTACTAAGATCGAGTCTCACGCTAAACTAATTATGGAGGCATTAGCACAATATGAAGGACGTTAAACCAACCATAACACTAGGTACAATTGAGGTTACTACACCTAAGACACAGGTAACTCGTATGAGTATGGTTATTTGGGGACCAAGTGGATGTGGTAAGACTACTATTGCAGCTACTGCACCTAGACCTATCTTATGGGTTAACTTTGATCCTGATGGTACATCGTCCCTTATGGATCAAGATGATATCCACATAGCCTGTCTCTTATACACATCTCCGAGCCCACGAGACGGACTCCTATCG